TTTATAGCTTCTGTTGCTGGCTCTTTTTTATTTACGGTTTATGTACGGAAGGGGATAGATGTTATGAAGATAGAAGAGATATTGGACAAATACGGCGATGACTTCAACAAGCTGACTGACATATTATGCAAAGATAAGGCTGAAAGAGATGTTGAGACTGCTGAAAAAGAATTTACCGGAGACCATGTAATACTACAGAGACCGGTTAAGGTAATCGGCAAAGGTACGGCAACAAAAAGAATTGAACAGTCCAAGCTGGTTATACAGTTTCAGAAAAAGATTGTCAATATGGCGGTGGCTTTTTTATTCGGTGAACCTGTTAAGCTGGTGCTGAACAACAAAGAGGGATCATTCCAGAATGCTTTTGATTTACTGGTTAACACATGGCAAAAGAACAAAATGAGGTTTTTCGATAAGAAGCTGGCAAGACGGCTTTTTGTAGAAACCAAAGTAGCTGAACTGTGGTACACGGTCTTTGATGCAGAAAATAATAAACATCTTAAAGTATCTCTACTGTCAAAGAAAAACGGAGACGACATCTATGCCCACTTTAACGAAAATGGAGACATGGACGCATTTACCAGAAGGTATGAACTGGAAGATATTGATGAAAAAACCTATGAGCATATTGATATTTATACAGCAGATAAGATAATCTACGGAGTTAAAAAAGGCTCATGGGAAATAAAACAAGAACAAAATTTATTCGGTAAGATACCGGTAATTTACTATGAGCAGGAAAAGCCAGAATGGGCTGACGTACAGACAGAAATAGACAGGGCTGAAATGTTGATATCCAAATTTGCAGATACCAATGACTATTTCGGATCTCCTATGCTGAAGATAAAAGGTGTTGTTCAAAACGCACCTGACAAAGAAGAAGTTGGAAAACTGTTAAGGTTTAAAGGGGAAGTAGATCCGGCAACAGGAAAAAGAGACTATGGCGATGCAGACTATCTGACATGGGATCAAGCTCCGGAATCAGTCAAACAGGAATACGACATCCTCAAAGATATAATCTATTCAATGACCGCTACACCTGATTTATCATTCAGCAACGTCAAAGGACTTACCAAAACATCAGGAGAAGCTTTAAAGTTTTTATTCCTGGACTCCATTTTAAAAGCAAAAGACAAAGAGGAAATATTCGGCGAAGCTATAGCCAGAAGAATCAGCTTATTAAAAGCAATGCTTGCAATACACGATGTACAGCAAAAGAAAAACTTTGCGGAACTGGATGTATCTGTCAATTTCGGCATCGGCAGTATATTGCCTGATGACATAACAGAAAAGGTAAGGGCTTTATCACTTGCAAGGGGCGGTGATTCAATTATGAGCCAGGAGGAAGCGGTAAGACAGAATCCATTTGTCGGTGATGCAGAAGAAGACATAAAAAGGCTACAAGCTGAAAAATCAGAAATAAACAGTTTAGGAGAATCATTTGATGTATAAGAAACATAAAGAGTTGGAACTGGGGATAGTGGGTTGCGGTGTTGTCGGAGGTAGTCTTGCAGATATTTTGGAAGGTTTGGGACATAGTATCAAACGTTATGACCCTGCTAAAAACTTCTATGATGACATATCAGAATGTGAGATTGTTTTTATTTCCGTACCGACTAAAGAAGATATGCAGTTTGGGGAATTAAAAGAGGCTTTAGATTACACAGCCAGAAAAAACCGCAAAGGACTTATCGTGATACGTTCAACAGTTATTCCAGGGATGACAGATAATTTTGCTATAGAATATGACAGAGAGATTATATTCATGCCTGAGTTTCTAAGGGAACGGACAGCAAGAGAAGATGCAGAAAATCCTGACAAAGTTGTTATCGGAACTAAAAACAAAAAATCATTTAAACTGCTCAAAGACCTGTTCAAACAGTTTGCCAAAAAAAGCAGGTATTTTATGTTAAAACCTGTTGAAGCTGAACTTTTAAAAGTTGCCTTGAACACCCTCTACACGGTAAAGGTTGTCTATGGTAATGAACTCTATGATATATGCAAAAAATACGATGCAAATTATTATAAATTATTTGAGGTTTTTGGTTATGACCGCTACATTAAACCGATGCACCTTGATCCTCTCTTTGACGGCTACAGGGGGGCAGGCGGAAAATGTCTCAAAAAGGATATAGGCTTTTTAGTTCAGGCTGCTATGGATAAAGGGGTTTGCCCTGCAGTAATGATGGTGGCAGACAGCGAAAACAAAAATCTATTGGAAAAAGGTACATTAGGTGGAGATTGAAGATTATTTTGAAAAAAGACATGTAAGGGAAATCATCAAATATAACCGCAGATTAGAAGCAATACTAAACGAGGCATCAAGGGATTTGGCAAGAAGAATACTGGCTATAGAGATGAGATATCCGGAAACAGTCTATCAGGGGTCTTTCTACAAGTTGAACAAGGCTATGAAGTCGAGGATAGACGAAATATTAAAACAGCTACACAAGGATATACTGGCCAATACAACTAACGGCGTAGTATCCAACTGGGATTTGGCAAACTTGAAAAACAATAAACTGGTGGGAAAGTGGGCTGAAGGGATACAGCTTAAAAAGGACAGCATCCCTGTAAGCTTCTACCAGTTAAACGAGGCAGCACTGGACGCATTTTTAAAAAGAGTTGAAGCAGGTTTTACAATCAGTGAAAGGGTTTGGAGGCTGGTAAACGGTGCAAGAGACCAGATAGAGTTATATTTATCATCCGGAATATCTACAGGCAAACCTGCAGCAGATATTGCAAGAGACATCAGAAAATATTTAAATGAACCGGATAAGCTGTTTAGACGGGTAAGGCAGGACGGAAAGCTTGTACTGAGTAAGGCAGCAAGGGGTTATCATCCAGGGGCAGGCATCTATAGAAGCTCATACAGGAATGCTTTAAGGCTAACCAGAAATGAAACCAACGTGGCATACAGGTTAAGCGATTATCACAGACGGCAGCAGCTTGATTTTATTGTTGGAGTTGAGGTGCATTTATCAGCTGCTCATCCGATATATGATATGTGCGATTCATTAAAAGGACGCTATCCGAAAGGATTTATTTTTGATATATGGCATCCAAATTGCATTTGTTATACAACATCAATAATGCTTAATAAAAAGGACTCATTAAATTACATGAAAACTGGCAAGGTTAGTAAGTCAAAATATGTCAAGAAGATACCTAAGAGAGCTAAAAACTGGATTGATATAAACGCAGAGAAAATTAAAAACTATAAAAACAAGCCGACATGGATGAAAAATAACCTGACTAACGATTTCAAGGTAAAGAAAAAAATATTGAAGCCATAAAATTCCATAGTAAATATTAAAAGGAGATGAGATAAAATGCCTCTTAAGCGTTGTACGAAGAATAATAAACCAGGTTGGAAATATGGAGATAGTGGTGTTTGTTATACTTATAGTGCTGGTGATAAAAAAGCAGAGGCAGCTGCTAAACTGAAGGCTATAAAGCAGGGCATTGCCATCAGCAGAGAATCAGGAGAAAGTTTTGAACCATAAAAATAAGAAATTTAAAAAGTTAAGGATTGTATCAAGCGATTATGATATAACCTACCATGACGAAGTAAGAGATGATTATGACAATTTACTGGACGGAAGAATTACCGAAACTGCAAATGAAATTAAAATATCAAACCAACAGAAATATCCGAGACAATTGCAAGTAATATTACACGAGGCTATGCACGGCTTAAAATGGGAATTTGGCTTACAAAATAAACCAAGTAACGATGATGAAACAATCAATATACAGCTTACTACCGGTATAGGCTGTTTCATTAGGGATAATCCGGAATTTATAATGGAATATTTGAGGGTATTTGCAAAATGAAAAAATTGGCTTTTATTTGTCTTTCAGGGCTTGACCAGTTTATTGACCAGATTATTGAGAGGCTATCAGATGATTATTTGGTGCGGAAATTTGCAGTTATTACACAGCAGGAAGTATATAACGCTATCGAATGGGGCGATATTATCTTCTGTGAATGGGCTAATGAATCTACAATAGTGGCTACAAACTATGAAGGTATTAAAGGCAAGAAGGTAATAGCAAGGCTTCACAGTTACGAAATATTTACTGACTACCCTAAAAAGATAAACTGGGCTAATGTTGATAAGCTTATATTTGTAGCTCCCCATGTCAAAGAAGTCTTACATGAGCTTGTACCTGAAGCAAAAGGCAAGGTAAATGACTGTATAATCTATAACGGACTGGATATGGCTAATATCCCCTTTACCGAACATCAACACGGCTTCAATATCGCATGGGCTGGATTTATAAACTATAAAAAGAATCCGCAGATGATGTTACAGATTATGGATAAGCTGGTTAAAAAGGATAAGCGGTACTTACTGCATGTTGCAGGCAAATATCAGGATCGGCGGTATAAGATTTATCTTGAATATCTAATTAAGGAAATGAACTTGCAGGATAATATAATCTTTCACGGCTGGGTAAACGACATGGACCGCTTCTGGCAAGATAAGAACTATCTGTTGCATACATCACTATTTGAAGCACACGGTTATTCAATAATGGAGGCTATGGCAAGGGGCATTAAACCGGTAGTACACAATTTCAGAGGTAGTAGCTATTTATATTCTGCTAATATGCGGTTTAATACTGTTGATGAAGCGGTAGAGATGATAACTGCTGGTGATTATGATTCAAAAGCTTATAGAGATTGGGTAATTGATAGCGGTTGGCTACTGGATAAGCAGGTTAAGCAGATTAAGGAAGTTTTGGAAGGCAATCTATGAAAACAGCTGATGTCAAAAACTACTATGACAACTTTTTAAACCATTTGAAGTATGACCATGAAAGAGAAAATCCGAGACATGCCAAAATAAAGCAGGACTTGTCTAAAGTTGTTAAGCAGGGCATGACGGTTTTGGATATCGGTTGCGGTACAGGAATTACAACTAAATATATTGCAGAACTGGGGGCAACTGTAAAGGGTGTTGATATATCGGAAAAGTTGATCGAGTATGCAAAAGCCAATTCAGCACATCCTAACGCTACTTATGCGGTTAAGGATATGACGGTTTTGGATAATGATAAAAAAACTTATGATGTAATAAGTCTTGCAGATGTGGTAGAACATA